AATAATGTGGACTACGTTACGGCTGATCAGTTCCGCGCTGGCATGGCACAAGCCGCTCAACAGGGTGCAGCACAAGGAGAACGCCGAGCATTGCGCACCTTGCAAAACAGTGCGGCCACACGTAAGAGGATTGGCGTCTGATGGAATTTGCTTACGGCAACTTTTTGAATATCGGACCGTCGGGGGACATTACCCGATACCAGTTCCAGAATTATGCAATCAACGAAAGCGTCAACGGTCACTTGTTTTTGCCGTTTGCCTTCTCCGGCGCTGTGGCCACATTGCAAGGCGACAACCTTGACGCAAGTTTGCAGTTTGCCAATGTCCCTTTGACACGCAGCTGGGCTATTGAGGCGCTTGATAACTTGTGGGTTGCCAAAGTCACCACTGTTTTATGGGATCCGGCAACACGGGCAGTGGAACGCACCTTGTACGAATACTGGGGTTGTTGCGCATCAGGCGGCTGGAACGAAACCGGTCTGGAAGTCCGACTTAACAGTTTGCTTGATGCAGTAGGCGGCAACGTGCCCGGACGTAGGCTGCATCGCTATCAAGTCGGCAGCCTTCCATTTACGGCACAGGTCAGTGTGTGAGCATTTGATCGGCAGGCAGTACGTTTACGGCGACACCGACTGCATCCATCTTGTGATCGACGCATTGGCTGCGATGGGGATGAACCCACCAGCGGTCAAACCAGCTTGGTACGACATGACGCCTAGGCAAGTATTAGGCGAGCTGGCGCGGTACTGCACTGCCATTGACGCCCCGACCTACGATGGTGACATCGCATTGCTGGCGTCGGTTCCACCGGCTTTTGGTGTCGCATGGCAGAACGGAATTTTGTACATCAATCGCTTGACCAACAGCGTGGACTGGAAGCCGGCATCCGCTCTTATGATCCGTTGCTCTTACCGTATGAAATCGCGCTAATTGAAGCGCTGGGCTGCACTGAGCGGGAATATCGGGAATTTGTGCGTCACGCAGAGCTACGGGCTCGCATTAGGCCAAGCGAGTATGCCCATATCCCCGATATTGAAAACGATGTTGTCAGCATTGTTGTAAGCCTTGTTATTGGTTTAGCACTTAGCGCAGCAAGCACATTATTGGCACCAAAGGCACCCGCGCTTGAAAGCCCAGAAAAGATCAAAGGCAAAAAACTTGCTGATCAGATCGGACCTTCACGTTTTAATCAAACAACCAGTTTCGATAATGTTGCCAGCCTTGCTGAGCTTGGCCAAGCAATTCCCGTACCTTTCGGTCGTCGTGGCACCGGATCAGATGGTCAACTAACAGGCGGTTTGATCATCGCCCCATCGCTCGTCTGGAGTCGTTGTTTCAGTAAAGGCAGTTATCAAACCTTTGAAGGTCTGTACGTTGTCGGGCAAGCCGGCATGGATCAGCCTGAAATCACAGGCGTTCGCATCGGCACTGTCGCTTTAGACAGCCTTGACTCACGCGATTATGCGCTGTACTGGTCATCCCAAACTGGCGATAATTTCCCGACAACAAAAATTGCTGGCACTGCACCATCTGGTCGTGCGGTGTTTACGGCGCCTTCAAGCAGTGGCGAAGATCGTTACGGCTTTTCGATGGCGTACAACCCCACCAGTAAGACACAGTTCGGCACTTCAACGCCAATCCACAACGGCACCGGCTACCGGTTTAACTGGGAAATCATCAGCGCCCCACAAAGCACTTGGGATGATGATGAAGCTGTAGCCGATGCAAAGGCACGCCGCCGCAAGATTGCAGGCAAAGGTGGCGATGTTATTGAAAACCCAGCGCTCCCCGAACGTCGTGGTCAGCCTGGCGTGGGGCGTGAGTATTCCCGCAAGATGGGAATCACAACGTATAACGGCAGTCGTCAGCAGTATCGGGGTGTTGTTAACTCTGTTTCTGTTGGCGACACTTGCGTGTTCGAGATCAACGGTGGCAACTGGAAGGATTTTGCCAAAGACAATTTTACGATTGACGGCAAATACAACACAGAAGTAAACCTTGAAGATCTAGACGCCTCAGCGGATTCGTGGCGCATTCGGGCTGCAGATCTTTTGGCGGTTGGCTCCAAGTGGGTAATTGGTAATTGCGTCTGGGTGGTTGAGTCGCGTGATGCGGTGACATGGAATCGGGGCCAAGACATGAAAATTACGCTGCGTTGCACAGAAGTGCTCGGCGTTTCATCGCTGGGCCTGACGGGGTATCAAACCCTTGTTGACAGCATCGCTGGTTACGATGGCGACTTCTTTGATTCCAGAACCCGCATTGGTCCCGGCTGGTGGAACCTTTGCGCGTTTAACGATGCCTTGGTACGTCCGGTAAGACGTGATGCACGAGCGATTGAAATCGGGATTCGGTCGCAAGTGTGGAACCGCGCTAGCGGTTTGTGTAATTTCAACGCCGTTCCTACACCCAACAAACTTGTCAATTTAGACAAGCGAAATGTGCAGCTTAATACGCCGCGCATGGATAAATACTTTACGCGCACATCATGTTTTTCGATCATGGTGCGCCCTGTTGCTGCATACGGCGAAGAGCAAAAACCATGGAAGCGCATTCCAGAAGTTTTTGTTGTTACTGGGCAGTCGCCTGTTGATCAGTACAACTACATCAGGATCGAACCCCAGTCAAGCGATTATTTTGAGTATCGCCTTGTACCCAGAAGTGGTACGGATATCTGGATTAACTCAGAAGATAATGAGCCTTTCTTGCGCTTAAACGCGCAGACAGATAAGAAAATTACAATCCCATTTAACAACGCATATGGCACATTTGTAATCACAACAACCGGCGAAGAGTATGTCCGCAAGATTGATGTGGCATCATGCCGCGAGATGTACTCCAAGCCCGGTCAGCGCAGCACGGTCACAACTACCACCGGCCCCGGAGGAGTTTCATTTGTCCGCTCTTGGGGCAATGGTGGCACACGCACAACAGCAAACTCACTGCAGGCGTGGCTTACAGAGGTTATTGGATACGCGCCATCAAACCCAGATCAAACACGCAGTGGAAATGTAACTGTGTCACAAGGCGGCAAAACATTAACAATTACAGTTACAGCTACCTCAAGGCCCGTTGCAGAAAACCCTGTTTACATTAACCAAATAACGGGCTCTAGATACAACTGGGATCGCGTTAGTTATAGCGTTAGTGGCTTTACCGGAGCATGGGGACGTGGCGAACGCATGACTGTGACTGTGCCAGCAAGCGGCGGCAACCGAATTGCATCGTACTGGCGCTACAGCAGCATTGCCGTTGAGTTTGAGGTTTCGTATTTAACAACAACGTTTGACGATACAGACCGGATTGACTCTGATGCACGCGAATTTGAAGACAACACCCAGCTCGTCGATGTGAGCCATTACCAAGAACTAACAAAATCAAATGAAAGCGGACCTGAACACGAGATTGTTTACGTCAACGAATTTATCGACAACAATTCAATTCCCGAGTACGACAACCTTTCGGTTATTGGCCTAAGCATCAATTCGTCGTCTAAAATTTCCACCGTTGGCCAGCTTCGGGCATGGATGCCAAACGGCATCAAAGTGTTCAAAGCGCTAACACTGGACGAAGGGTACACAAACCGCTTTGCCGAAGTTGTTTACTATCTGCTCACTGACGTAACCCAAGGCATCGGCAACACGCTTCCCGCTGAACTCGTGGATCTGGAGTCACTGCAAACCACAGCCTTGTTCCAGCGTGAAAACAAAATTTTCTTTGATGGCGTACTAGAAGACGTACAAAACATCCGTTCGTTTATTTACGAAAACGCAGCACTACACCTGTGCAACTTCACGATCAAAAATGGGCGTTTTGGTCTGATGCCGGCAGTTCCCTACGAGGCATCCGGCAAGATCAGCACGCAGCCCATCGCTGTTGAGCAAATCTTTACTGCAGGCAACATCATTGCCGATAGTCTGCAAGTCAACTACATCGACGCCGCGCAGCGCACCAATTTCCGTGCCGTAGTGATGTGGCGCGTTACGACAGAAAACGATCTGCCAACTCAAGCATCGGCATTTTTGAACTGGGCCGATCTGCCTGATGGCGAACGTGCCACAACACAGCAAACATTTGATCTCACCGATTTTTGCACCAACCGTGAACAGGCGCTGTTGACCGCACGTTTTCTGATGAGCGTTCGTCGTCGCGTCACTCACACAATCTCTTTCAAAACCACGCCAGCAGGTTTGGCCATTGAACCCGGTTCGTACATTCGTGTTATCACCGAGTCCACCAGCTACTCCGCAAGTAATAACGGCGTAATCACAGACGCTGGAACGCTGGTTTCAATCAGCACCATTGAAAACGGCACCTACACCGCTTTGGTGTACAACCCATCCACATCAGAAGTGACTGAGCAGCAGCTGACCATTTCTGGCGGAAGCGTTTCGGATTCGTCTTTATACGGAACAATTTTCACGCTGCTAAGCACTGAAGTCAGCAAAGGCGTTTATCAGATCGACCAAATTACGATTGATGAAGACGGTCTGGCCAACATCTCGGCAGTTCATGTGCCGGTGGATGCTGCTGGCGCAAGTATCGTGGTACAAGACATCCTGACCCCAGCGCGGTTCATCGTTGCAGAGTAATGGCTTTTCCATCACTGGCACCAACTGCTCGCAGCTTTGATCCAGGCGACTGGCCGACCAAGCGATTTGCCTCGCAATCTGGCGCTGAAATTCGGATTTTGTATGGCTCCCAGCGAGTCAACGCAAAACTGGAACTGAGCTACGACAACATCACTGACACAGAAGCTGAACAATTCTTGACGGATTACGACAGCCAGCTCGGAACCCTTCGCACTTTCAACTTGCCCACTGGCGTGACAACGGGTACATCGGTAAGCATGGAAGCGCCGCCCCAGACGAAATGGCGTTACGACGCACCACCGGCAGTTGCATCAGTGCGCCCTGGTATTAGCTCCGTTAAAGTGTCACTGGTGGCTGTCGCCTAACGTGTAGATATGGCCAAGGTTTACACCGGACGTGATGGTCGCCTCCTAATCGACGGGGTGGAACAGATCAAGGTGACCAACTGGTCTATGACCGGCAACCTTGAAATGCTGGAGACCACCAGCCTTGGGGAATCACAACGGACTTATGCTCCCGGCGTGCAGGAGTTTAACGGTAGCGCCACGCTTCTGTATTACAACGACGTAGCGGAACGCAACGATGCCGCAACAGCTCTCAAAAAAGTGTTGAAAGTTAGCGGCGTTAGCGAGACTGATACGGTTGATATGCGCCTTCGTTTGGTGGAAGGCAACGCAAATCACGACGTAAGGCTTACTGCGTATATCACCAGTGTTTCCTTTGGCG